GAGCGATCCGGCAATGGCGCTGCCGACAGTCATCACAGCCTCTGCCGAACCTTCCCCAACCTTGGGCCGATTGGCCTGTTTCCCGAACATTGGAGACACGCCATAGCCAGCAGCGCCAGAATCTGTCATGGTTTGCGTTGGAGCCTCGGCCAGCAGAACTGGTTCTTGCTGAACAGCCGGATACTCGCGCTCCAGCATGCGGTTGATGTAAAGTTCGTTGAAGTCCATCATTCAGCATCCCGCTGTTGTCGCAACAAGTCTATAGATTTGAAAGTATCTTCAATTCTTTTGACCTCTTCCGGTTGTAATCCCAATGCTTTTTGACGCGACCTTATATCAGAAGATTCTGTCATCTCTGAAAATGTAACTCCAGTTCTATCACTGTATGCTTTGTTAAGGCCATCAAGCAATGAAGTGATTTGCGTTGTTTTGGCTGATGTCGTTCGCTCTTTAATAATGTCTCTTGCTAAAGACATTCTTGATGGAAGAGGATTTTTAATCGGGTCTTCCTTGTTCTTTTCCAACGCATCATTCCATCTGCGCTCAACTTTAAGCGTCATGCTTGAGTATGCTTCAGCAGACTTTTGAGAAATGTTGAATTGACCAGGAACAATCTTGGCCTGATTACGCAGGGCGCGATCAACATCACGATCATCTTCATTGTTTCGTGCAATGAAGAAAGGGAACATGCTGGTTGATATTGCCTTCATACCAATGCCAAGTTCTTTGGCTCTGGCAATCATGGCCTCTGGCGTTTGAATCTTTCCAGACAGCATCTCTGTTTTCAAAACAATCTCTCCGCGAGGATTTGCAACCTCTGCGTTCAATACTTCAGAGCGTTCCTTTGGCAGTTCAAAGACTGTCTTTGGAGAGATTATCTTGGGGCTGCGGATTGATATTTCGTTGAGCGTTCGCAACGATTGAGCAGAGCCGGTCTTGAAGTAGTCTGCCATTGCAACAGCTGCGGCCAGAGAATCCTGGTCTTCAACTTCCTTCTTTGCTTTCTCGTTGACATCCCAGCGCTGTCCAGCAATAGTGCGTAGATTGCTGCGTACCTTTGCTTGATCCTCAAAGTTCATTGTGGACCACAGCGATGTCATCTTGCCAGCATCATTTTTGTCAAGCTTTGACACAGCCACTAGCGGATTTTCTGAGAACTCAGTGCTGGTCACATACTTTGACACGGCATCAACGCGAAGCTTGACAACACCTTCCTCAAACTTTGCCATTGTCGAGTTGATGAATGTTGCATCAGCAGTAGGAATCAGTGATTTCAAAAGAGCATTTCTATATACAGAAATTTGCCCTTTTTGAGCATTGATATCTGGCTCTGTTTCATACAGCTTGGATACAAACTCAAGTGTCACAGGGACGGAGTCAGCAAGGTTTGACCTAATCGCTGCGTTTTGTACACTCAGAACCTTGTCATAGGCGCTTTTGAGAACCGTATTGCCAGCAGCAGCCATTGATGCACGGAAGCGAACAGATTCCTCTGGGTCAATTCCGGCAAGCAGCTTTGCAAAGCCGTCAATTGGTCCGTTGATCTGCGTCCTGATCTCTTGAATATCCAACAGCCTCCCGGCATCAACCTCTGCTGCGGTCTTTGCCATTTTGCTTCTGGCATCATTTTCAAGTTCCATCCGCAGTTGCGCTGATTGCGCTTGTAATGCAGCTTCTCCGTAAATTGTTCCGCGCTTGCCAAACAATTCTGATGGCTTTTTGCCACTGCTTAACGCAACTTCTATCTGTTGTTTAGTGACAGGATTCTCAGCGCCATATTGCAGGCCCTGGCGCTTTGCCTCATCGCCAGCCTCCTTGAAAGCAAATTGCGATATACGGTCTAGACTCTGTTGCAGACCTTGCGATTGACGAATGCTTTCTTGTAGAGCGACAGGCTCTACCGTAGGCAGTCCAGGCAAGGATGCCAAACCAAGGCCAACAGGGTTGTAGCGTTGAAGTTCAGCCATTATTATGATCCAAACGGATTTCTAGTTTCAACAGGTGCATAGTTTGGAGTGCCAAGTTTGTTATAACTGAAAGCAGCCATTCCAAGCTTCCCAGCAGCATTCATCCAGCCAGACTCGACAGCTGTATCTGCCGCCTGCGTGTACTGACTTACTCTCAATTCTCCAAGCTTTTCTGCCACAAGACCCATGCGCCTGGTTGATCCAGCGCCCTCTGTAGCGTAACCATACTCTCGGCCACCAGTTCTTTCGCTTGTGGTAGCTATCAATGCAGCAGAGCCTTCAAACGGCATTACGCCGCCAGCAGCTGCGCGAGATGCTACTGCTGCATTGGCTACATTGATTCTGCGTAAGATGGCAGCACCTTGTTGTTCGTACTGAATTGCTTTGCGCTCTGATTCAATTTTTTGCTGATCTGTTTGAATCTTTGCCATTGCCGCTTGTTGCTGATACGCAGCCTGACGCTGGTATCCTTCTTTAACGGAACCTACAGCGCTTAAAACTGATGCTGCTATCGCGGCGTATTCCATTATGTCCCCTGATGCGTTGCTACTTTGTATTCCAACCCAAGCAATGTCATCTTGAGCGGAAGGTCTTGTTCAATAGTTATCTTTGAATCTTGCGCGTAGCCACGAATTCCATTCAGCGTCTTTGTGCCAGTGTATTCAGGAACGGCCTTATCAAGAATATTGGCGGTATCAAAAGTGCGGAATGGAATATCAATAGTATTGATTTTCATATGCTGTGTCTTATAGACCAGAGCATTGACCTCAACAATACGCTTCTTAAATCCAATCCGTGTACCAGTCTGCAACTTAAGGTCTACCGGCATTGTGACTGCGCGTACTGTGTATGGCAGGCCGCATTCATAGGATGTAGCGGATGCCCGTGGGAATGTCACCGTGCCACCACCAGGTACAACTTTGTCTTCTTGCACAGCACCATCCAACACCAGCTTGCATGTCTTAGCAACTAAGTGAGACATCGACAGAGTGGAAGCAACGCCACCAGATTTAGCGCAGTCCGTTGAGAGCGTGTCATCTAACCACTCTACATAGTACTGAGTTGTGCTATTTACTGTGCGCTTGACTACCGTATAAATGGTGCTGATATCAATTCCAACATCAATGAATTCACCGTCAGTAATAAACTCAGACGGCGCAATGATGTTCTGTATTCTAAGTAGCGAAAAGACAGCCATTGAGCCGTCATCGCCATTGGTGATCAACAGCAGATCATTCTCGTCAGTGTTCACGGATCGACGCAGCGCCATGCGTTTTGGAGTCTTGAGCAGGTGTCCAGCTAGCAAACTGATCTTGCTGGTCACATAGGTTAGCTGCGTGTCAGTGTAAGCAAACTCGTTAAGAGACTTGCCCTGGCGCTGGATAAACAGCGTCCCAGACTCCAGCGTTTGCACCCGTGCGCCTTCTTTTGCGCCGTTCCGCGTTGCAGTCTTGATGAAGAAGTTAGTCGGCGTGATCGGATCAAGGCCAGACTGCGGAACATAGAACTCGCCGCCAGAAGTGAAGACCTGCAAGTCACGGCCAGACAGAATATCTACTATTGAATTGTAGTTGTTGGTGTCTAGCGTGGCCTCGACGCAATCGTCATCCAACCCCTCATCAGGATCAAATTCAAAGAACAAGCCAACCTTACTACCCCAGACCGTGGAAGGCCGAGACTTGCTGCCGCCAAAGTACAGTCTACCTTCATGGAAGGTAACGCTGCGCGGCCAACCCTTGGTCGATGACCAAACATTTTCGTAACCAGACTCATAGGTCCAAGAACCAGGCTGAACAGCTGTTGTGCTGAAAAATGGAAACTCAGTAATGGCGCTGGCCGTACTGCTATTGGTGTACGCCACAATTCGCGCTCGTCCCTGCGGCTGGGCTGTCACATACTGACCAACTGAAGCGCTAGTAAATGATCCAGCAGAGTTTGTCAGCGTAATATTTCCACTGACAGCGCTTGGCGTTAGCGTTCCAGATGGCGATGTACTGGCCGGTGTAAAGGCATAGCGTGGAGTACTTACAAAAGTAATGGTACTGGCAGTCCAGGTGGCATCTGTTCCACCACGCACAATCTTGACCGGAGCCAGGTCAGGATGGACCAGGATCAGCGTGTCAGCGCTTTGCGTCCAGCAGATGCTGTTGAGCATTGCGCCGGTAACACCAACGCCTGATAAGTCTATATATGCGTTGCCAGTGCCATTGATGTTAGTAATTACAGCACCAGCCTTGATCACCACAGCTCGATTGTGAGTAAGCACTAACATATACGAATCGGTGGTGCTGAATTCAAACGGTATTAACCGCACTCCATTTGCCGCAGAAGTTGCCCCACTGTTTGGCAGACTGGTCAGGTAGCGTAGTCCAGCACGGCGGCGAATACCACCCTGCGGCTGGCAAACCACATTGGTGGCTTCCTCCAGCGCATTAGCATAAGCCGCCAGGTCAACCCTAGACCGTAGCAGCGGGTCAAGTTCACCGCTGCCAAAGTTAGTCTGGATCGATACGAAACGGGTCATCAGTACCTCACTGCAATGAGACTGAAGTCATTGATACTGTTGCTCGGCTGACCAGCGCCATCGATCTGCATGGCGGTACGCAGATAACCGCCTCGACCATTGTCTGAAGGTGATCCAACAGCAACGCCCTGCCAGTAGCTAGCCTTATCACCCTGGTCTGTGATCGGCATTGCAAGATGCCACGCCATCATGTACTTAAGCAGCTGGATGAAATAGACCGGAAGAGAGTATTCAGGGACTGAGTACGGGTAGTCAATCCAGACCGCTGTGTAGTCAGTCATTACCGTATCGCCAAAGATTCGGTATTCTTTGCGCGGGTAGTCACCAGGCGATGCACTGGTAAACAGCGCCCTGGGCGGTCCTATCTTGTCACCAGGCAGCGCGTATTCGTACTTGTACTCTGTAGTCGGTGTAGTCACCAATTGTGCCAGAGCAACCTTCTTGAAGCTGAATGACCACGGATAGATCAACAGTGCCTGATCTCGGATATCACCGTACAGGCGGTCGCAAGTATTGGCTTCGTCCGTTCCCTCGTTGAAGGAAGAGATCGGCTTTGCGCCGAGCATGATCAGCGCGTCAGAGCAGACGGAGAGTGCAGAATCGCCAGCGGCCATCTCAATACCTCAAAAGTAAAAAGGGCCAACCACTGTGAAATGGCTGGCCCCGATACAGCTACTACGGTTAGTCCGTGTCCGTTGCAGTCACGGTCACGCCGTCAGTGATATCCACTACCGTACCGGTATTGGAGTTCACATAGGCGGTAGACATTACCGGAGTGCCACCCGTTGCCGAGTAGCAAAAAATCAGATCGCCAACCTTCAGGATGGAAGCCACGGTATTGAAATACCCAGAAACACGAATTGCCGATTGGGCATCAGTGCTGCTGTAGGTATAAATAGCCGGGGCATTACCAGCCTTCGATTGACCACCAACGGCATTAAAGCCAGTCGCGGAAAAAGCCATGATTTATTGCTCCTTATCTCAGGTTTCGCGGCAGGTGATTTTGACGATACCTTCATCGTCGATGGCAATCGCACCAGCCGAAAACACTTCGTTAACCAGCCACGAAGTCTTTTCTGCAATGTAATTGATCTCGGTACGCATTCCAATGCCTTCACCGTAGCCAACAGCCATCTGATGGAAAGCAAAGCAAACACGGTCCAGCGAGCCATCAATAGCCAAGCCGCCCTCGGAACGATCACCCAGCGTGTGGAAGGTGAAGCCCAGAAACGAATTGATATCGCCCTGCACCAGC